CTGTTGCATAGACGCCATGTTTGTCTCGTGCTCTTGGTCAGGCGTCATCTCTGGCGCGTTGCCCTTCAGGTTGTTGTAGCCAGACTGCGGGTCATTCTGCAGCCGCTCACGTTCCTCTTGGTTCGTGATGACGCCATTGGCAATGTACTGGGCGCCAGCATCAGCGTCGGCCTTGCGGATTTCCGAAAGCTCTTTCTGCGTGGGCTCATCCATCTGAATCCATTCATACACGATGTCCGGGTCATACGAGCCGAACAGGTGCCACTGGCTAACAACCATGAGCACAGTCAACACGGTGTCCAACACGGCTTCCTGTTCGCTGTGAACCCAGTCGTAGTAAACCTTGATTTCACCTTCGCTGGATGCGTTGAGCCCGGATGGGGTGACACCCAACAGCTTGACCAGGGGAGTGTGAGACGGCGCCGCCATGTGCTCTTGAAACTGCGCCATGAGCTTGTCCAGCGAGCCCAGCGGCACGTTGAACTGGAAAAACTCTTCCGTGTCCTTGTCGATGACAAGAAGCCCACGGTTACCGCGCAGCTTGTTGAACATCTCGGCGCGTCTATCTTCGCCCCCGTCGTCCTCTTCCAAGTAGGCTGACAGGTTGGTGGCAATACCCGACGTGCTGAAGGCATACATGACATCCGACACGCTGTCGCGCGCCCGATACCATTGCATTACGTACGGCTCCATGAGCTGGGACATGGACAGGCCGCCGAAGTTGTAGGCCGGCTTGAACAAGTCCGGCACGGGGCGGCTCACTATATCCAACAGGCGCGTGGCGTGCGTCTTGCGGCCCAACACGAACCATGACACCGGCTTGTAGAAGTCCTCACGTGTTGGATCAATGCTGTTGTAGCTGTAGGGCGTGGTCCACATGGGCTCAATGCCCTGGATGCCCAACAGACAATCTTTGCCCAAGCCGGCTTCAAAGTTGAGTGGACGCTGGCGGGCGATGTCGGATTGATCGCCCTTGATGTCCATGAATAGCTGGTAGCGTCCGAAAATCATGTCATTGTAGACACCGGCCCGGATCTTATCGCGCACCATCATGAGCCGCCAAAGCTCCTTGAGCGCGTTGATTTTGTCGGTCTTGTCACCCTGGCTGGCGGACTTGAAGTGTATCCAACGCCGTGTCATCTCCTTGGCTGTAGTCTCAGCCGGAGCGCGGTACTCACTACGCAACGCGAGCTGGGCAAGGTATGGGTAACCAGGGAAACCGATCTGGGCACAGTAATTGTTGGCCCAGGCGTACATGGGCGCAACCATGGACGAGTCCAACGCAAAGTGTGGGGTTTCACCTGGAAGCGGGTTGGGCTTGCGGCCCTTGGGCACTACGTTGGGCAACAGGTTGGGCGCACCGAACGGACGAGCCACAACGATGGCTGAGCGTGGATCGTCCTCCGGCCCCAGGCGCGCGAAGCCATCAGCAGCCAGTTGCCTGTTGGACATGCGTGATAGATGCATACGCGACACGTTCACGCCCTTGGGGCGGGGCGCAATGTCAGCGTCAGTGCGCGCAAGACCAACTTTCAGATGGTCGTATGCCTGTTGAGCACGCTTCAACTCTTCAAACTCCTTGCGTGTCACAACAACAGAATTGCGCGCACGCTGGGGATGCGACGCGCTCACCTTGGTCTTGGGGCGCATCCGTTTCATAGGCCGGACTTCGCAATTAGCATGTCCGCCACACGGTAGCAACGGTCCACTGCAGCTTCCTCAGCCCCGTCAGCTCCACCGTGGGTAAGGGTGGAATTGTGACCGGCCAGGAACGTGGCAATGGCCAGCCTGACGGCCTTACGGTCAGTCGGGGTGGGCTCAGCATCCAGGGTGCGCCGGTCATCAACAGGAGGATTCATGTGTAAGCCCTTGATTTAATTGCCACGGTTCAAATGGTGGTCTTTGACAATAACCGCCATGCGCTTTGGAGCGTACACCATCATGACCGCGTCGGCCAAGTTCGGGCTGGGTACTTCGTCCGGGGTCTTGTCCACCATGATTTTCCCGTGCTTGCTGAGAACCCACACGGGCTGGCTCAGTTCCATGCACAGTCGGGTGCGCTCAGCCATACTCCCGCGAATCACGATCAGGTTGTCAGCCGTGAAATCTTCCGGGAGCTTCTTGTGTTTGTCCCAGTAGAGTTTGACCGAATAGGTGTACGCGAACAGACGACGCAGCCACCACCATGACTGGGCCTTGTAGTTTTCGAAGTAGTCGATGGCCTTGCGCTGGGTGCCTGGGAACGGCTTCTCAGGGTCGATGACGGGCGCGGTGGCGCGAAAGGGATGGAAGGTGATGGGGTAGCGGCGCTCTTCCTCACGTACGATGTTGAGCTTACGCATGGGCTCACGACACAACGCACCCATACCATCAGCATCATAAATCAGGTGTGTTGTTTGTGTTTCATCCATGTAGTGATAGGCCAGGGCCACGCTGTCACCCGGTTCCCATTGACGGCCGTCGATGATGCCATTGCCACGCCATGACACAACACGCTCTAACAGATAACCATAACGGTCAGCCAGGGCGCATTTGTCCTTACCCAAGTCAGAGATGTCCAGGCCACTCTGGCGCCGCCCCGTAGGCTCGATGCCAATAATGTAGTCCAAGTCAATCGCAGCCTGCACATGCGCCTGGGGAATAATGATGCCATCAACCGACGCGTTGAAGTTGCAATCTATCTCCTGACTGACAACAACCGGGTCTAGCTCGCGGCACTTCTGGTCATACCATTCTTGGTCTTTACGTGGATCGTCGCGCCAGGAGAAATCAAAGCGGGGCACATGGGCATTGTGGGCACGTTCAGCAAAGCTGTTGGCTGAGCCATTGACGCTGCTGATATCGATTCGACAGTTGGTGGTAGCCGATAGCGAGGCATCGACAAGCTTAGGTCTTTCGAGGTGGGCAGATTCATCGATACCATAGATAGCCGTTCGGCCACCGCGTCCGATGTTATCCCCGGCTTCTCCAGTAAAGGCGCATTCTGTGTAGGGGAATTCCAACACCATGTATTTTGAATCACGTTTAGCACTCCAACCATTCTTGAACACAGGGGGCAGATAGCGCAGAAACATACGGCCCTTATAAAACAAACAGTCAGGGTCGCCAGTGCGGTCTACCTTGTCAGCCTTGGCAGACCCAACACCTATGTTGATGTTGCGCCATGTCAGGCACAGGGCTATGCCGAACGTCATAAAACACCACGATATCCCACAATCGCGGGATTTCACTGTGGTGCCACCGCTAGCCTTTGGGAAGTCGGGGAGCTTGCCTTGCCACAGGTTGAATGCCCATATCATCCAGTCAACCTGTTTGGGCATGAGCAGGAAGGGCATGAGCGGCGTACGACCTGGGATGCTGGCCACGCGCGGATCAACCGTCACACCCCAGTCGTTCACCATGTCCCAAGGATGCCATTTGTAATGCACCTTGAAGTCAGCCACCAGAGAGGGGTCAGCAGCCAGCTTTTGCAACACCCTGGCCCGCTGGCCCCAGATGGGGACATAGTCAGGATTGCGCCAGTCGAAAGCCTTGGGCGCATCCAGGGCGTGCGCTGGGGCTATCTGCACCAGGGCGCCGTCGTCCCCCATGTGCGGGGCAACGTCGGCCACAGTCGCTTGGGTCATGACGCCTGCACCAACGCCAGATAACGCTTGCTTGCCTCTTCAGGGCTCGCGGTGCTGGGTATATCGTACATATCGGCGGGTAGCTCACGGCCGCCCTGGGTCTTCACGGTTTGGTCTACCTTCTCAATGGACCAACCCAACAGCTTGGCGAGCTGGGCCATATCAGCGTTGCGGTCTGCCAGCTTCACTTCAATGCCCTGGGCTGTCTCCTTGACGCCTTCATAGATCAGGGCGGCTGAGCCTGACAGTTGGGTGGTGTCAGAGATGACAGTCTTACCGAAACCATCACCCATGCAATCAGGGCTGTCGCACGTGGGCTCGGGCTCGCGGTGGGGGTCGAAGCCATAACCACCTTCATCCGTAGGTAGCTCCTTGCGCAGGGGGCTATCACCTGGGAGCGGCCCGTTGAAATCGATCACAGCAGCCAGGGACAGGGCAAACTCCATTTCGTCCTTCCATTGGTACTGATGGCCTTCGCCGTAGCAGCGGCGGCAACAGCGGCGCACATGATTCACCACGTCACGCCTATCAGCCATGATTCGATCCCATAAGAACTGGATGAGCCGCTGTTTACTCACCGTTGATAGGGCGGCCGCCGCGTCACGTAGCTCATTCAGCCTGCGCACCACAGCCGGGTTGTTCTCCAGCCGCTTGCATTCTGTCCAGATGGTTCCAGGCTTGGTGGCCACTCCGACGTTGTACGCACGACGATAGGCAAAGCCACGATTTCCATTTTCTACCAATGTCACGCAGTACAGCTCTTGCTGTGGTGTGAGCTGACTTCTATTAACTACCTCCTCATCAATGACAACCTGGGGAATTCCCACGGGAGCTGGAAGGAGGGGTTGCTGGGGGCTATCTTGGTTGTTCGTGCTCATGGGGTGCACTATGCCCACGCTAGCGGATTATGGCAAGTGGAGGATAGCCATGATTATCATCAGTATGGTCATGGCTCATTTCGAGATACCCTCCCTATACCCCCTTACGAAAATTAATAAGAGATAGAAATAGTAATAGATAAGGGGTAGAGTATATTCCCATCTATTATTAATTAAAAAGGTTGAGTATATGCGGGCATCAAAACCATCCATGAGGGTTGAAGATCTTCCTGGCAACCGTGACGAAGCCATAGCCAGCGGGGCCAGCTACTACTTCACGGGTCAGCCATGCCGCAAGGGCCACATCGCCCCACGCTATACCCGAAGTGGCGCGTGCAACGAATGCCTCCACCCCACGCTCACGAAGCCCAGGGTGACGACAGACGTGCGCTTCATCGCGCGGTCTATCCCTTTTTCCATTGACAGGCGACTGGCGTTGTCGGAGAAGTACCTACCCCAGCTCGATCAATACCTGCAGGGCTGCATAGGGCACTTCGTCCAACACCTTGAGACCACGGACCACTCATTCCCCATGTGGTGCTCAGGCTGTCAGGGCAAGGGCAAGACCATTGACCCCAGGCGTATCCCTGTTGTGTTGAAATGCGAGACGTGCAACGGGTCTGGCGTCCAGGCAATGCCTGACTTATCCAACTTTAAGGTGACGCCATGAAGCGCTCACTATTGCCTGGAGCATCCAGGGGGCTGGGGCGCACGAAGCCACACATTGAGTTGGACAAGGGCGTATGGTATGCGTTCAACATCCTGCCAGGACCAGGGGCGTACATGGGCAGAGTGATACACAACGCTGAAGTGGTGGAGACTGTTGGCCGTGGCCCTACGGCGGCCCATGCTTTCACGGACTGGTTTAATATGAAGTGGCACGCGACAGTAGATCTGACAGCGGGGGCACCATGATTATCTGGGCCGTACTGTTGATGTTGCAAAATGCATGCTTCACCTGGGTGAGCCGGTCGCGCAATTCAACCCGTGTGAGTGAGCATGCCCTGGCGTCGGTGTGCTCCAACGGGCTCTTCATCATAAACCTGTGGTTCAGTGTCGATTACTTGCACCATACCCAGGGCTGGGGCCAGCGGCTCATGGTTGCCGCTTTTTACATATTCTTCACCACCGTGGGCGCCGTAGTAATGCATTTACGGCTCTTGAAGCGAAAAGTGTGACGTGGGTCTAGACACGGATGTAGGTGAGCGCTACACTGTGCCCACAGTAACCAACGGAGATGACCAAGTGAGCTTCAAACATACCGCGACAATCGATGGCGTTACCTTTACCCGCGTGAGCCAAAGCCGTACGTATACGCACTGTATCGTTGTGAAAGTCCGGTTGACCGATGAGCGGGCCGTGTTCGCCCAGGGCACACGCCAGACCATCACTGACCGATTTACCTACTACACCGAAGTGATTGCGGGCGGCCATAAAATGGATAGGGCGCACCTGTATCGCCTGGACCGGGTTTTTAACTCGTCAGGGCGCCCGTTGGAAGAGAAGTATGCGGAGTCAGACAAACAGGCTGACGAATCTGATGCTCGCCAGATGGCCGAAGCCCTGGAATATGTGAAGAACGGTATTGAAGAGCGCATTGCCAAGGAACTGGCCGACTACGACGCCCGGATCGCCAAGAGTAAACAAATTTCATCTGACGGAAAGTACCATTACCTGGGTGGTTCGGAGTGGTGCGGACGCCCTGGCTTGGCTGACAAGGCCCTGGCCCAATGGATGAAGCGGGGCGAAGTTGCCATTGCCGTACCTGCAACATTCGTAGAGACCAAGCCGCGCGCGAAGAAGTGAGCTTCAACAGGACATCCTGGGAAGGGTGTCCGATTGAACCCCACCACACTGGAGATGCCCACGTGATTCAACGAGTAACTGAAGATAGCTACCTGAGCGGAACTCCCGCCAGCGAGTCCGCACCCGCCGCAGTTGAGCCCACCTATACCGTTGGTGACCGGGTAAAGATCGAAGGGTATGCGCTGTCATTGTTTGGGTTCCGCACGCTGTACCCCATCCACCGTGATGGTGACTTGGTGGCCTTCGTAGGCGTCAAATCAGGCTTTGGCAAGGGTTGGAAGTTGTGGCCCGTACAGATTGCCCCCGAGGGTGCGCGGTTTCAGTTCCAGGGTGCCCAGCCCAACACCAGTAACCATGATTATCTGTCAACCCATTGTCACAAGGAAACTGCGGTGGAACGGTTGAAGTGGAACTTGGAAAAAGGGTTCGGCAAGTTCCCTACGCTGGGCGAGTTGAAGAAGGCGTCCCAGGACGCCTGTGACAGTCAATTGGCGTTGGCCAAGCAAATGCTGGAATCCCAAGTGAGCAGCCAGGAGACGCTGAAGCGCCAGATAGCAGTGCTAGATAAAGTGTTGGGGGAAGCCATGACGCCCACAGCTGAGGAGTGGACCGACTTGGGGGCCATAAAGCTGAAGCTCACCAACGAGCTGGCATTGCGCGAAGGGAACATATTGCGCCAGCGGGAATACGTGGCTAAACTGAGCGGCGCGTCACAGACTTCGGTGTAGCACTCACCTACAGTACACCCACGCATAACGAATACGCACGTTAACTAGAGTGAGTACGCAGGCATGTTCAGCGAGGCATACCATACCGGTTTCGAAGCTCACGCGCAGGGTGAAGCTCGGTCAGCCAATCCTTACGGATGCAACACCTGGGATTTTGATGAATGGTACAGAGGCTGGGACGCTGCAAACGACATCGAATAATATGGACCCGTACAACACTCTCGACCACAAGACCCGCGCCCAGGACACCATTGACTGGCCGGGTCCTACCGATAGGAGCACGAACCGTGACAGACAAACAGTTGACCAAGTACCGCATGGCGATAGTGGACGAAGGGCACCACATCGTAGCCACGGACCCCGTGAAGTGGGGAACACCGGACAATCTGCGGCCAGCGCTGAATACACTGGCCAAGACCGATTTAGTGGCGGCCCCTTTGACAATCGGTTCCCTATTGCCGCAACCCCTGCGCAGATTCTTCGCGACATTCGCCGAGTGCTCGACATCCGCAGCGCTGGCCCTGTTGAACCGGGTCCGAGTCGCGTTGTACGGCCCGGCCCTGGTACCCAAAGGACTCGGCGGGACGAATAACTTCAGCGAGTGGGGGACGCCCTACGAAACCATTCGGGAAGACGTGCGCATGGCCGTGTTGATGACGGAAGCGCTGGACAAGATTCGGTTTACTAACCGCCCTGACACCGTGATTTACTTTGCGGAACAGGCTGCCAACGTGGAGCTAGCGCCGTTATGAGCTACAGAACACCAGAAGAGTTAGCGCGGCGCCGTAGCAAGACGGGCATTTTGCCCCTCGACGAAGCCCACGCGGTGAAGATGGAAAAGGAGTATCAGGCTACGATGGTCCGCCTGGAGTGCCCGCGTTGTGGCATATGGTTGGAAACTCAACGGGAGCATCTTGGGTACTTTGGGAATGAGGGTATGAATTGCCCCAACACCCTCAGCTATGGCGGCCTTGGTTGCAGAACATTTATGGAAGTGAGGAATACCCCATGACACCCAAAGAATTCCAACAAGCCCTGTGCAAACGCATTGTCTCCCGGCTCCATGCCCAAGGTCACAAGCCTGGGAAGAAGCAAGACCGGGCCGCCCTGGAGCTTCTTTGTGGAGCATGTTTGGTCCTGGAGATATCTGGCTCAGACCAACTCAGCTCTATGTTGTTCCTGACT